TATAATGTATCTGCTTGGATCAATGAAAGCAAAGGTGGTAAGAAATATTACGGACTATCTTTTTCTATTCCGAAACCAAAATCAGAAGATTTACCATTTTAACAAATTAGGGCAACACTTTAAAACACAATAACAATTATGGCATTTGAAGGAGTGTCGCAGGTAACCAATCCTGTCTTTCCCTTTGTTAATGCTCTAAGTAAGATTATTGTTTTTTCAAATACGGTTGGCTACTGGTTGCCCTATAAAATATTATGATAGATAAAAAAACAGCAAAACGATTTGAAAGATTATTAAAAATTCTCAAAGAAGAGGATAATAATATCAAAGAACGAGCAAAACGCAACAATAAAGTCAGAGAAAACCTAATTTTGCGTAGTTTGGAAGATAAAAAAGATTAAACATCAAATAACGCATTATTTACGGTGTTCATACCACTTTGTTCTATCTCGCTTATGATATGCTATCAAGAGTGCTTTTATGACTATGTAGGGGTATTTTAAGAAGAAAAATTTCTTATAATTGCTCTTCAATTTCAATATCAACATTGAAAGCATTATAAGCCACTTCTGATATGGTTAATTTGTTATTTACAAAGCGAACTTCGGTAGAAGTTGTAAAATCATCTTCACTATAATAAAAAGAATTGAGCTGTCCTTTGGCATAATCAAACAATGCAACCAATTTATTTTTATTAGTAGCATCAAGATTGGAATAAGATAACTTTCTTGAAAATCTGGAAGTGCTATGATTTGCAACTGCGTATGTTTTACCACTTAATGATTTTCTTGCTACAACACCATCATATTCTTCTGGTTGTTCTGATGCAATGTTTGGATTACGATTTGGAGAATAAGTCGCTTTATCTGATCCGTTAGATGCTGTTGAGTATTTTGCAGATTGTATAGCCATAAGTAAATTTACCTCTTTTTATATTTCTCTCAAAGCTACTTTTAAACTACCTGGACTTCTTGTTATTCCAGTAATTATAAATACGGTAGTTGTAGATAGTCCACTAAACACTGGAAGATTATTTATAACTGATGATTCAAAAGTGCAAAAGTCACCAACTTCCATACCATAAAAATAATTACTCGCATTTGATGTTTGTGCATTTATAATTTCTATGTTGGTTATTAATTTTGGCACACCATTGATTTCTCTATAATAATTAGCAAATCCATCGTTTCTATTTCCAGAACCAGTATCAGTAGCACCAATACCACCAACTAATATATCTAATGTATCCGTAGCTATATTTTCATTGGTTTGTATATTATAATTCGTTCTTACAGAATTAGTTGTATCTTCTGATGTTTGTTCTAATAGATGTTTATCGTTAATTGGACTGCGTTGATATTTTATAACTCTTTTTGTAATCAGTTTGTCAATAGGCGTCATAGACAAATCATAAGTTCTAATATCTTCTAATCCGATTGTATGATCTGCTGTTGGTGTACCATTCGGTATATAAATATATTGAGGTTTTTCATTTGATGTTCTAAAACGAAATACAAAGCCACCCTCAAATTGTGCTTTTTCTAAAAGTTTCATTACTTCTTCTTCTTTGCTTGTCCAGTATTGCACTGTCCAACTATTACGAGCTGTTGAAAATGCAGAATAATTAGAAGTATTTATATCTGGTGTTTCTCCACTGCCACCTCTTCCAGTAAAGCGTGATAATAAATCTCTGTGCATATCTACTATATTTGTTACACTTCCAGAATCAAATGATTTTGTTAATCCATCTGCACCAGTATATAATTGTTTAATAGAAGTTACAGAGTTTGAATTTGCCAAAGTGTTTAAATTGGTGTCATCGTTTTTATCTTCTATCTTTGTGTGTATTTCCAAGAAAGCATCATACATATCTATATCTACACTACCAGTATCACTTCCTGCATCTTGAACTTGCAACTTTCCATTAAACTCTATAATTAGTTCTTCAGGTACTTGTCCATTTTCATTTCCAAATACACTTGCTAATAAATCAACTGTATCGTAAGCTGCACTTCTATTTCCAGTTTCATTCTGTATAAGCGTTCTAATTGACGATCCACCTATTTTCGCTGTAACATATAATTGTGATGTAATACTACCTTGCCCTACTTCAGTATGATTGCTTGTTTCCCATTTTACTTTAAGCTTACACTCTTGAATGGAATGTTCCTCTCTTACAATATTATCAAATTTAAAAGTTAATACATCAGTATTTGCACCCAACCCACCAACATAATCCATACTTGCAAAAGTTGTATCATCGTCATCGTAAAAATTAGCAAGATTGGTTATTGTGCTTCTTGTAGCACCAGTAGTATCAGTAGTTACACTTCTATTAGGACGCAGTTTATATGCTCTACTTAAATGAAGCGTAGTAAATAATACATTTCTATTGGTATCATTAGTAGCACCTTCATAATCATCAAATGAGTTATTTTGTATATCTTCTAATGGCACAAATAATGGAAGTCCATTTGATTCAAACATATCTTTAATAGGATAGTGTAATCTACCATCAGTAATTGCTCTATGTGCCAGGCAGTTATATTGTCCATCATTTAATGTGTCTACCTCAACTGGAAACATTCTACCACCATCAGTAAATGATTTACTTGCATCAGTAGACGCAGGTGTAGGTGTGCCAGTACCATAAAATATAGGGAAATAATTACCAGAGCTTGATTGATATTGAGGTATCTTGATAAAGTCAATAGGGGTAGCACTTGCAATAGTCAATACAACTTGATGATTGCTATTCAGCTTAACATCTTTAAGTCTACCAGTAAATATAGTTAAATAATCACTGCTACCAATACTTCCTACTTTAGATTTTACGGTAACAGTATGATTTAAATAATATCGTGTTCCTTGATTTAAAATTTCTTTTGACAGCTTTTGACTATGATTAGCAAGTGTTCCATCGTGACAAGTAATTGATATATTACCAGTTTTTGCAGTTCCTTTTTCTAAGTCAATAGATTCACGAACAGACATACGATTTTGTATTAATGGGTGATAAACAGAAGCACCAGAGCCAACTTCTTCTGTGCCTATTCTGATATAAGCAGCAGTTCCTGATCCTCCAGTATTAGATATTTCTACCAGCCAAGATTCCTGAAATCCTTGTCCAAGAGCTGATATATAATTAGCTGGAAGTGTTAATGCCATTAAGCAAGATTTCTCCCAACAGCATTTTCTATTTGAGGGATAAGTTCATCTCTAACAAAATCTTCAGTTCCTAAAATATTACCATTTAAATTAATAGTAACAGAGCTATCTCCACCACCACCTCCTCCAGAGCTACCAAGTGGTGTTACCTGCACTCTTTCTCTACCAGTAGCATTATCACCAACCATTAGTAATTGTCTACCATTTGTTACAAAGTCTGCACCAGTAGCAGCTTCTCTTGCAGATTCTATTTGTGCTTTTATTTGTGCAACTTGTGTCATACCAGTAGCTAAGGTTGAGAATGCTTTTGCATACATACCTTTTGATAAAAATTCTGTAAATCCAAGTATAACATTACCTATTGCTAATGCTTGTCGTAGTTTTAAAAGACTGATTGTTAAACTCTTATTATTTTTGGTAAATAATAATGTTGCTCCAGCCATCTGGTCAAATGCTTGTAAATATGGACTTGTTGCTTTGTTAAAGTTTTCTATTCGTTGTGAAAATGGAACAAACTGATCTTCAAAATTCCCATAAGTAGCACCTAATTCCACAAACTCTGCTCTTAAGATTCTTAACTTTTCAACTTGCTGTGCTGTTAAATTATTAAATTGAATTGTTCCGTCCATAATATCAGTTAGTATTGGGGAAAATACATTAAATTCTCCAGCATTAGTTTGTATAGTAGAACCTAATAAATCAAAAGCACTTACAAAGTCATCAAATTCACCTGAATCAATACCATCTTTAGTTAATGCTCCAATCAAAGCTATGTCATCAGCTAATTGAGTTTTTGTACCAATTCCTTCAACAACTACATTTTTTAAACCTAATATTGTATCAGAATATTCTTGAATATCTCCAGTAAAACCTACAAACCCTGAACCAAATAATTTCAATCCTCCAAAAGAATCTGTTAGTGCATCATTAAATGTATCTATATCTACAAATAAACTTTCAAAAGTAACACCAGCATCTTTGTTATTTTCCATTATTTCATTTAAAAATCTATCCAAAGGTTTACCTTGTTTACTTAATTTAAGAATTTCATTATCTATAGTTTTTAAAGTATTTATAAATCCTTGTTTACTCATTGCTTCATCGGATATAATTTCAAATTGCTCTGCAACTCTCATCATCTCTTTTGTTGTGATTCTACTTCTAACTGCTAAAGTTTTATTCTCTTCAGAAAGTATAGAAAATGCTCTCGCTGCTCGAGATTCTTCGGTATTATTTAACATTTCTAAAAAGTCAGCTAAAACATTTGCAGCTCTTTCTATTTGTGGAGCAAGTTTCCCTCCACCAGTTTCTAAAAAATCTCCAAAAGCAGCTTGAACTCTTTTCATAGCAAAACTTGTGCTATCAAGATTAGCAGCAGTTCCACCAAATTGTACATTTAACTCATCTAATATAACTCTTTGAGCTTTTGCTATTTGATTGGTTCTAACGAATTGTTTAATTAATTGTTTTTGTGTATCTGTAAACTGAATACCTACTCTGGATAATGCTGATACACCAATAATAGGATCGTTCAGTGCTTTACCTACCTGAATAGCAGATTGTTGCAAATCTTGTCCCATAGCTACAGAAACATCAATAATCGCTTCAGTAGCATCTTTAAATATCTCGCCTTTAATTTTAGTAAAGGTTAATAGAACTCCCTGCATAGAGAGAATTGTTTCATCTCCAATACCAGTTAATCTTTGTAGGTTAGCAGCAAGTCCTTGCAATTCTCTTGAACTTAATCTTGCAGCAAAACTTGTAGAACGCAAAGTTTGATTTAATTTTGCAACTGCTACTTGCTGTTCAGAAAAAGCTCTGACAGCTTTACCCAAAGTTCTATTTAATACATTAAAACCAAAAGTAAATACCAATAAATTACTACGCAATGTAGCCAAAGAAAGTCTGAACTTGCCCATACTTCCACTAAGTCTGGTAAAGTTGGTGAATCCTGCTTTTGTAGCACGATTACTTTTTCTTTGTGTAGCTTCGTATTTTTTTGTTACATCTTCTAACTTTTTTTGTGCATTTGCAGCAGATGTAAATGCTTTTGCTAATTCTTTATCTCCAGTTGCTTCAAACCGAATCTGTACTTTTAAATCTGTTTCAGACATTTTCTTTCACTTTTAGTTGTTTTGATTGTATATAATTTAACATTTTTTCTATAACATTGCACTTATCAATCCACTTTTTTGGGTGATTTCCGTAAGAACCTTGAAAAGGAGATACTTTCATCTTTGTACAATAAACATATCGTTGTATATCTCGTTGATATTGTCTATTTAAAAAATGGTTTTGGCAAGTAAAAAAAGGTATATGAGATTTAATAGTTTGATGAAGTTCAAACTTCTTATTAGATGTTTTATTATGTTCTTCTAATTCTTCTTTTAGCAGATTGATAACATACCATACATCGTCCATAGATGCAAAGGTGTGAACGCTGTTATTCTTTTTAAGAGGTAACTTAGCTTTATATGGAAAGGTAGAATATTTGCAACCCTCACACCAATCATCTATCAATATATTTAATTCCAGTGAGAGGGTTTCTATTCCCCCAAGCTATTATAATCCTGAATAGCTACTTGTAGCTCTGCTCTATCTTCAATAGATAGTGATTTGATATATTTATCATCTGCGTTTTCTACTCCAGATCTAATCCAAAGTGTGCTAACACGAAATTGATTTTTTATAACCATTCCACCGTCTTGTTCTTCAACTTGGATAGAATCCATACATTTATCAAATGAATCTACAGACATTTCTATAAGGGTAGCTTTCTTACCACTCTTAAGCGTTATTTTTTTTGACATTGATTATCCTTTATTTGTTTTAAGCAGTTGTATTAGTTGCTTTAATGCTAAAGAATTTATTAGCACCAGTTGCATCTGCAATCGCTTTTTGTGATATACTTAAGAACATTGCTTCTTCTTCTGAAAAACTAACATCTGTTAAGATAGTATGATCAATATCTATACCAATCTTATTTGTACCTGAAGATGCTTGTAAGTCAATATCTACGTGACCAGAGTCATCTCCAAATGATTGTCCTTCAAATGATTCAATTAATGCTTGTGTATTTCCGTCGTATTTTACAACAGAATCACAAGTAGCAACTACCTCTGGTAATGCTCTTTGAATTACTTGATAGTTTCCAGAAGAATCAAAACCCATAAATTGAGCATCGTTCTCTATAGTTAAACTAAATGATTTTAATACACAATCAGCAACACCTGCTACTTTTGTTGTATCTAAATCAGTTACAAAATAATTATTGTTGAAATGTGCTGTACTCCCAAATGTTGGAGCAGAAGAAGGTGATAGATCAGGAACTAATCCACTTTTAAATGTACCAGATACTTTAACTCTTCCTGATTCTTCCCCAATATCACCACTGATTGTTAAAGAAGTTAAAACACAACCTTTAAATACCATTGAGTATGCACTATTTACTGCATTATCTACTGCGACGGTAAATGTCATTGAGTTGTCTGATGCAGTAGTTGTAGCAATATCTATTGCACTTGGCTCATAGTTGTTAGCTACTTCATATAAATCATCGCCACTTGAACCTACGCCAGAAGCGTCTTGTGTGATGTTTTCAAGTAAAATAGGTAGGATAGTGCTATCTGCTATCCCTGAAAAACTTATTTCTTTTACTGTTAATTTGTTTGATGCAAAAGTATCGACTTGTTTTAATGTTCTTCCAGTTCCGTGTCTTACATCTGTTACTTGTAACGGATTTAGAGTAGGAAGTTCAAGTGAGTCGATATTGATTAAATTCATTGATGAAACAACTGCTGTACCAGCAGTAGCTTCTTTTATAATTCCCAACTGAAAATCTTTAGGGGAAACTGATGTTGCACTAATAGCCATTTTACTTTACCTCTTTTTTAACTTTTGATTTTACTTCTTCTAAATAATCTTTTGCCAATTCTGGCACTTTTGATAATTCTACTTTCTTACCAGCATTTAATTCGTACCAATCTTGTGTATCTAATCCCAAGAAACTTGGTCTGCGTGGTAATGATTTATCTTTTGCTTTATAAATTTTTGCCATAATTAACTCCTTACAATATAAAAAGAACCATCAGAAGTTACAAAGAATTTATCATTTGAGGTAATGAATCTTACAAACTGTTCGTGTGACTCCTCATACAGCACTGGAACGGTTATTCTTGACACATAGACATTATCTATCCCTGCGTCTACATTATGCTCTACTTCAGGCATACCTGCGTAAAAATAAGGTATATCTCCACCATTAGAGTTGTTAAACAATATGGTTTCAATTCTGGTAACATCTTTGTACATCTGATCTAATGCCTTCTCGTCATCTCTGTATGTCTTTAATATGTAATCCATTTGTATATTATAAACATTGATGTAGGACTTTGTTCTTTTATCTACTAATTCTTGTGAGGTAGGATAAATGCGTAATGATTTTGTACCAATATCTTGGTGTTGATTATCAAAGTATATTGGCAATCCACCTTTAAACTCTGTGCGTAATTTATCACGCAACGGAATCATAATCTTTTCATATGTGATATTTTCAAAAGTCAAAGCCATTATCTTGTATTTCCTACGGTTATATCAAAAGTTGCTTTTCTGTATCCATTAAACTCTACATCGTCCTCATAAGTAATTCCATTAATAGAACAACTGAACAATGGATCTAAATCTACTAAAGTATAAAATATCTCTTCTATGCGTGATACGGTATTAAAAAAACGCTTTACAGTAACATCGTTGCGTTTATGGTCTAACATAAAAAACTCTAAAGTTAAATTATAATCATTCGGCAATACAGCATACATTGTATTTTGTGCATCGGAGGTATTCCCTTTTAATATACAGAATTGATTTCCTCTGTGTTGAAAATCTCTGGAACGAAAGACTGGAAGAGAAGTAAAGAACTCATTCTTTATTCCCTTTTGGATTGTTTCTTCTACATTTACTTTCCAAGCATTAGTAGATGCGACTGCCATTCTTACCTCGATAGAATTGTTTGAAATCTTTACGAGTCATTTTAACAGAACGCATAGAAGGATTATCTACTTCTTCATAGATTCCAGATACTTCTACTTCCCACTCATCATTCTGCGTTGCAGTAGATGCGTCTGATGAACCCTGAAATCTTACTTGTAAACCACCTGCTAATTCTTGATAATCACCATTAATAATTTCATCTTGTAATACTAAATTGTTTTTTAGTCCATCTGTATCTTTTGCATACACAGAGTATTTAGCAGTTCCAATAGCACCAGCAGTAGTTACAATCACTTTTAATCTATCATAGCTACCGTAGTAATTTCCTCTTGTGTCAACAATATTAAGACTTCCAGACACAGAGATTTGTCTAACAATACCTTTAGAAGCATCGCCAGTATTTTGGAAAGCAAGTTTAGCTTTACCTGCATTTAAATCTTCAATGTGCATTGTGGCTTCTTCAAACAATGCTTCTGCTATTTCGCTTGTTGGGTCTTTTCCTTTTACTAAAAAGAACGCTGCAACTAAAGAAGTTAAGCGTCTAATAAGATAATCGTATGTACCATCTTTTAATAAAAATTGTTCTCTTGGAAGCGTAGCGTCTAATTTAGAGTCTACATAATCACTTGCGTCTTTCATTACTCTATTCTTCAGTGTAACAAAATCCTCTCCTGCTTCCATTAATAAATCATCAGGACTACTTGCGTCGTTGTAATAATATACTGCATCTTCTGACTCTTCATAGTACCATTTACCATTAGAGTTTACATCAGTCTTTGATGCTTCTGCTGATCCTAAGTCTTGTCCATCTGCAAAGAGCTGTGTGACTAATCCAGAGTCGTGAGAAGCATATCTACTTACTGAATCTACTACCCACCCATATAATGGTTTCTTTGTATCAAATTCATCTAAATTTGGAAAGGTATCTTTTAAATCTCGTGATGTTATATATGTAGGCATTTACTCTCCTTTAGCTCTTTTGTACCACCCATACCAAAATTTTTCTTGCGTAGGGTTCTCAGAAATTAACAAAGAATAGAATAAAATTCTATAAGAAACAAATCTATCTGGCTCTAATCGTTTACACGCAGAGATAGTCGCTGCACCAATAAGACCATCTTCTTTTATTTCAAAGGTATTTTTATTATTACACGCTTGTTGCAATATCTTTACTGCTCTGCTTTGTCCAGTGTTTACTACGCAATCAAAGTATGGATAGCGTAACTCTCTTGGTAATGATTTAGCTTTGGAAGGAATCCAATAGTCTTGATAGTATATTTCTTTTGCTTGTTCTCTGGTTAAGTTTTTGATGTCGAGGTGAGGATAGAATCGTTTGGTAATACCATACTTGGTTTCCCCACCTAAATCATCTTTATCATTGACATAACCTCCCTCGTGTTCGAGGACTTTCTCAATGATTTGATTGAACTCCATTACGCTGATCGCTTCACTTTTTCGAATGAACGCATTCCCCCAAGACCGAGCATACCCAGAAGTATTGTCGTGAGAGTTGTCATATCGAACACTGGTAAATCCACTTGATAACCAAATGAATATAAGAGAAAGACTAAGAATGGTTGTAGAACGAAGTGATAACATAGTGCTACTCCACAAGTCCACCCAACAAAAGGTCGCCACCCTGAAACAAATAAGCTATTGCTATTGGCTTCAACTTTATTGACTTCAATCTGTGCTTTGTTGATTTCTTGTATGAGTTCTGCTTTTTCAGATTTATCAAGTGTAAAGTCATCGATTTTATCTACTACTTTTTCTATGATTCCTGCGACTACATTTAACTTAGGCATCTTCCTTCTCTTCTTTCAAAGAAGAATTAAGTTCAGTTGAGAAATGGTTTTTAGCAGCTTGTAGTTGCTGTGCTTGAAAATTCAGTCTGCTTAATTGCATATCTAAATCTCTGATCTGGTTTACCATTATTTTCTGCTCGTCTTGTAGATCGTCAAAGTTTACTTCTTTGCCATCTTCTAATACGATTTTAAATTCATCTTGTTTTGTTTCTTTAGACATCTGTCCTCCAGTATGATTAATAATACTGAATATAACAAATTATGAATATCTACGCATTCTTTTTCTTGTCTTGCGAGAATACTTAGCTCGTTGCTTTCCTGCTTTGGTAGCTTTGCGTTTCTTACGAGTTTCGTATGCGTATTCTGACGAACTCATTGCTTTGAGTAGTCGTTGAGGTAGATATCTCTCGCCAGTCTTTTTAGAAGGTTTTCCTGACTTAGTACCCCATTTTTGTTTTGTCCATCTGCGTAGACTTTTCTGTGATTTTTTGAGAGCCATTATCTATAACCTCCACCTGCTCGTTTGTAAGCAAGTGCTAACATCTGTGCTTTTCTCGCACTCCATTGTCCAGGATTACCACCTTTGTTACCTCGTAAAATTCTCTGGAATATGCGTTTCCTTAATCCAGGTTTGGTGTAGTTTCCTGCTTGATTGACTCTCGATTTTTTCTTTGTTCTTGGCATTATCTTACTTCTTCTCTTATATCTTCTATGATGGATATTTCGTCAAACCTCATACTAATACCAGGTTCAAAACGCTTTACTTCCTTACCCTCTTTTAATACAATGATAGTAGGTACTATTGTGATGTTCCATTCTTTTGCTATAACAGCACCTATATTTTTATTTTCAATATCTATTTCTGCGATATAGCACAATTTATCTAATTGTTCTATGCGTACTCTATTTTGGTAATTCCAAGATGCGTTTACTTGCACTACTGCACAATTCTGTACAT